AATGTAAGTAATCCACCTGCACCACCGCCACCGCCTGCGCTAAAACCTGCACCTCCAGCACCGCCTGCAACTACCAATATATCTGCATTTAAAGTAATACCTTGAACAGCGAATGTACCATTAGATGTAAATGCGTGGTATGTATAACCACCAGTTGTAGTAATTGTTCCACCAGTAACCTCAATAGGAATTGGAGTTACTTCATTACTTGCATCACTAGCAGCACCAACGCCATTAGCATTGACTGCTTTAATTTTAACTGTATACGGAGTTCCGTTTGTTAAGCCAGTAACAGTAAGCGGAGATGTTGTTTGTGCTGGAGAAAATGCTGTGTAAGTTGTGCCACCGTCAATAGAATATTGATAGTTAGTAATTGATTTTCCACCAGTAGCACCTGCAGTAAATGTTACGGTCAACTCAGAATCTCCACCAGTTGCAGTTCCAATAGTAGGAGCCTGTGGTCTAGATGTTAGTGTTTGAGAAACCGACTCTGAAACAGGGCTTGTTCCAAAAGCATTGTAACTTGTACCAGTAAATGAGTAAGAACCTGGATTGCCAGAAAAAGTAACAACAATAGGGTTAGAGGTGCTTGTAGTTGTTACACTATTTTGTATTACGCTAAATCCATTAGCCTTACCACCAAGGGTTCCCTCAGTAAAAGCAACAGATGCTTTTACAGTACCATAAGCAACATCACCTACGTCTGTTACTGCAATAGTAGGCTTGGATGCGGGGGCTGAACAAGGTACCCAAGAGGTACCATCATAAATTACAAGAGCACCAACTTGTCCATCGTAATAGGTATCACCAATTACTGGACTAGATGGGCGAGAGGCAGTATTACCACCTGGTACACCACCTTTAGAAGGTATTTGATTTAATCCCATTACGCTACCTCTACTCCGCTAATGTGAAATGTTACTGTTGTGGCAGATGCCAAACCTTTGATAGTTTTATTTTGAGCAAGGACTTGCTTCAAGTCAATTGCTGTAATTGAGTTAGCAGCAACAGTCACATCGTTTGCTAATGAAACATCATCTAGTAATAAATCAAATGTTGCACCAGAAGATGCTGTATTTGTAATTACTATATTTGTTACTATAGCAGTTGTAGATGACGGCACCGTATATAGTGTCGTACTTGATGTTGATGCTGCTCCACGGAATAGAGCCTTACTTACCGTAGCCATTAGTTACTACCTTTCTTAGTATGCGCCCATTATGGACATTATGTTTTGTGCTTCTTGACCTAAGTCATAGTTAGTTTGAGTTACTGCATTTGCTACCTCAAAGGAGGTAAATGTAATAATCTCTAGTATATCTCCAGCAGTAAGTGCTGCAAGAGAAGTAATACTTGTTCCATTAGATGCTGTATAATCAGATGTTCTAGCAAGTAATACACCATTAAGGTATACCTGCTCCTTACCTACTAGGTAAGATAGAGTTGCTCCGTTTGCATCTGCTCCAGATACTGATGTTTCTCCGCCAGATGCTGTATATCTGTAGCGATAAATTTCAGCAGAGGATGAGATTGAACCCCAGGATGAACCAGACCATACGAACATAAGATTGCTTGAGGTGTTCCAGTAAAGAGCACCAGTAAGCAAAGCATTGCCATCATTATCTACAGATGGTGCAGATGATTTAGCGCCTAAATATCTATCATCAAATGAATCATATGTCGCAGCAGCGGAAGCAGCAGCAGCCTCTGCAGCGGCAGTAGAACCAGCAACTGCATCTACATATGCTTTTGTAGCAGCGTGTAGATTAGATGATGGAGCACCTGATAATGTAAGAGGGCCAGTCATTGTACTGCCAGACTTAAGTACAAATGAATCGTAGACAGTTCCACCTGATTGGATTGCAGTAGCAATCTCACCAAGCGTATCTAGTGTAGATGGTGCAGAGTTAACAAGGTCAGCAACCTTTGTATCTACATAAAGTTTAGTTGCTGCATCTGCATTATCTGTAGGTGTAGCAAGAGATGTTACCTTTTGGCTATTAAGCGATACTGAGCCAGTAGGTGCAGCCATCTGGTCTAGACGATTAGTACGTACCGCTGTATCAAAATCTGAGATAGTAGATGCAGTCTGTGAACCAGTATGGTTAGCACGGGCATATGGGTCAGATACCATCTTGGCTGCAGTAATAGTTCCATCAGCAATATCTGAGGCAACGATAGTTCCATCTACCAAATCAGCAGATGTAATAGTTCCACCAAGAGATAACTTGCTATAAGCAATAGCAGCAGTATTAGATATATCTGTATTTACAATAGTGCCATTAGCAATCATTGTGCTGGTTACTGTGCCTGTATCAGCCTGAGTTACTGCGGTACCAGCAATCTTAGTAGCAGCAATATCTGCAGATGCATTAATATCAGCATTAACAATTGTTCCATCTGCAATCATAGTACTTGTTACTGTGCCAGTATCGGCAGCAGTAATAGCAGTACCTGAAATTTTAGTCTTGGCAATTCCTGCAGAAGCATTAATATCTGCGTTTACTATAGAACCAGTAGCATAAGATGTAACTAAAGTAACCGCAGTAGAGCCATTAAATGATACAGCAGATGCTTCCACATCTCCAGTTAATTGAATATCTCTAGCAGTAGCCAATGTAGTTGCGGTAGATGCATTGCCAGTAACATTTCCTGTTACGTTACCAGTTACGTTACCAGTAATATTACCTGTAAATGTACCTGCAATAGCACCAGTGCCAGTAATAGTTGGGCTAGTTAAAGTTTTATTTGTAAGTGTTTGAGTATCTGTAGTTCCCACTACGGAACCAGTAATACCGTGTACTGCTGAAGATGCTTCAATATGGGCATTAGCCTCACGGAAGTCACGACCAATAGCCATATGTCGGACAACTGCACCAGCAGAGTGGGCTACGCCAGATGAACCATCTACGCCACGGGTAATGGTTAGGGTATTAGTAGATACCGCCGTAACATCTACAATTTCTTCAAGCGCTGTATCTGGGTCAATAACAACTGTATATGTTTCGCCAGCAGATATAGTGATACCGCCTAGTAAGGCAGAAGCAGATACTACTACCGTTGAGGTAGCAGAGGAAGTAAGTCCACCAGCAAGAGTTGTTTGCTGTGAACGGGATGCGTATTTACGAGTTGTCATTGGTTACCTATCGGCTGTAGTGGATGCGGATTGGATATGCTGTTTGCTGACGTTGGGTTTCTTCAGCAAGGCGTTGTTGATACAGACCTAGCAACTGACGTGTGGCAGTCTGAGAAGCGCCATAAGGGCGCTTAGAGTCTGTCTCATCAGCCTGTGGGCTAACTTGGCTAGCACGTGCTGGGTCAAGGTATGCAAGTAATCTATATGCTGCACCAACTACCACCACATCCTTACAGGATTCTGGTAGGCCAGTTTGTGTAGCAAAGTCTTGGGCATTAGTTGTGAAGGCAACTGGGTCAGTTGCGTATACAACCTTTACAGTTCTACCTGGTGTTATGTAATCACCAATAGTAATTGTTTGGGCATTAGCCCCAAACGCTGTAGCATCTGCTGTTGAGTCCCATGACCATCTACGTACAGGAATCCATTCCTGTGATGGTCCAACCTCTTGCCACATAATACTTAAAACGTTTTGGATATTTAAATCATTGAAATCGTATGTAGTTCTTGCTGCATTGTAAGTAAAGGTAGTTGTCTTAGCAGCAAAGATAGATGCACCCATTGCTCTGATAGTGTCATTGATGGCACGCTTTACCACATATCGTGGAAAGGTAGGGCTAATAGTTACTCTTGAATCTGCTGTATGTGTAGCAGCAGTAGTACCAAGATAGCCACGCCCCCAAGGCGCTACGGTTGCTGTGTTAGACACACGGTCTACTGAGTCTACCCACATTAACTCTTCATCAATTTCTACAGCACCTTTACCAAAGTTATCAACGCTACCTATGTAAAGGATTGTAGGTGATGCAGAGGAAGAACTAGTTGTAGTTACCGCACTAGTTAGGTGAGTAGCACGGTCCTGTTGAAATGTATAACCAGCAAGGTTGATTAGAACCTCGTCAATAAGGTTTGATAGTGTAGTTGTCATTAGGCGTTTATACTCCGTAATGCAGCAGGGGCTGCTAGTCCTGTAGTGCCAGCAAGTTCATTGCAGATACCATCAATGTCTTTAAACTTATCTCTTGTCCGCCCAGCCTCTGCTTTGATATTAAGAGCACCTACAGTTGCTAGCCCAGTAGTACCAGCCCAAGCATTAGCAGCACCTTGTTCATCTAATCCTGTTGTACCAGCAAGACGATTAAGTTCTGCCGTTAGACTGCTACCTGCTAGACCTAGTGCCATTGGTTACTTCTTTCTGTGATGTTTTGGTAATATCAAATTAGATTGCTTTTCTACTCCGCCAAAGAAGGCGTTGTAGTAATGCTCATCAAATGAGAACCGTTTAATGTGTGGAACCGTTGCTCCTGTATCACACCAAACCTCTACTCCTGCTTTGCCACAAAGTGCAAAGAAGTAGATATCCTCACCTATAAATGTCTTCTCAGTTCCTGCCTCCATAAACATAGCGGCATCTGGAACTGCTTCAATAATCTTGTCCACTACACTTCTGTGCATTAGAACAAATCCCATACCTGCTGCAGCAACCTTTATGAACTGGTCCTTTGGCAAAGGATGGATTGGCTTGATGCCAATAGTTTCTCCAGCATCTACAAACTCATATACTGTAGGCTCTGGAACCATCAAAGGTTCCTCTGGATTCTTGCTGGTAAAGTAAACACCTGTAATAATTGGGTGCTTATCTTTATCTTTCTTATTCCATAATCTTAAAAACTTATCTGGGCTAAGTACTACATCTGAATCTACCCATAGTAGCCACTCGCTTTTGTTCTGTTCATACCAGTAGCGGATAACGTGTTCACGTTGTCTTGCTATCTGATTACCACCAGAACGGATGGTTGATGCAAACTTTACACCTGAGTCTGTAATTACATTTACAACTCCGTGCATAAACTTGCCATCTACATTGCCGTTATCACACCAAGCAATTGATACTGTATCTTCTGTCCCCATTTGTCCCTACCTATACTTTGCTGTTTTTTTCTTGATTGACTTAGGTTGTGCTACAAACTGCTTACCCTTACGCATACCCTCACGCTTAGCCTTTGTAGTGGCTGCATATTCAGCAGCAGTTAAAGCCTGACGGGCTTTCTTAGGTAGGTATCTCTCACCAGTAGCCTTCTTACCTTGAGTACTAGGCTTACCTGATTTAGTTCCCCACTCTTCTTTAGTCCATTTAGAAAGAGATTTTTGCTTACTGGATTTGCCACCACTGTAGCCACCGCCAGCCTTCTTATACTCCAAGGCTACTAACTGTGCTTTACGGGCTGACCATTGTCCAGGCTTACCGCCTTTAGAACCAGCCATTACACGGTTCTTAATACGCTCTCTAAGGTCTGGCTTTGTGTATGCCATTACCACTTAACCTTATCTGCCCAGTAGGCTGCAGACATCTTGCCCTTGGCAATGTTCTTAGCATGGCGTGCTTTAAATGATTCTCTGCGTTTACGGTATGAAGTAGATTCACCTGACTTCTTAGGAGAGCCAGATACTCCTTGTTGCCCAAACCGAATAGTCTTTACTTGACTACCAACTTTAGCCACAACTACGTGTGACTTAGTAGGATGATTAGGTGTGCGCTTTGGTTTGTTAAAACCAGATACACCCGCCCTCTTTAACCGTGAGTCTTTCATTTCTTGTCCTTAACTACTTCTTTAGTCTTAGGGTCAAGACGCACTTTAACTGAGCCATCCTTACGCAGAATAACAACTAGACCATTGCGGATAATAGATTTATTAAATCCATCATGGCGTTTGTGTTGACCCGATGACATTATTTACCTCTACCTGATTTCTTAACGCCAGAGATTTTTAGTAGGCGTGGATTCTTTTTAACAGCAGCCTTGCTGGCTTTCCTTGCACTGGCAGCCAAGATGGCTCCAGCACCTTTCATGGAGATTCCCTGCTTTGCAGCAATCTTCTTCTGCACTGCCTTGAATCCTGGGTGCGCTTTGGTTTTCTTCATTAGTTGCCACGATTCACGCCAGCAGTCTTACGTTCTGTAGGAACTTTTAACCATGGGTATTTCTTCTCAATGGCTTTCTTAGCAGCAGCATCTGCAGCAGCCACACCTTTAGGAGATATACTTTTTTGATGTTGCTTAAGAATATCTTCAACTTTTTTTGAGTTAGCCATTATTACTCCGTTGCTGAACCAGCAATAGGTCCGTATGTAGGATTAACGCTTGAATTATCTCCAGCATTTTTCTTTATTCTTAATTTTCTAGCCCTCTCTAAATCCTCACGTTCTGCTATAACCCATTCTTGGGCTGGAGTTAGTTTAGGTTTTTTAGTAGCCTTTGGCTTTGGCTTAGGGGTTGGTTTTGGTTTGGCAGCCATGTTACTTCTTCTTGCTGGCTTTCTTTACCATAGATTTCTTAGCAGCCTTCTTAGCCATCTTCTTCATACCCTTTTTGGCTTCCATCATTTTCTCAGCCTTTGGCTCTGACTTCTCATACTTCATATATGCTGAAGCCATTTTCTTTGACATCTTTTTCATTATACTTGTCCAATCTCTTTCATTATTGCTGCGGCTTTAGGTGTTATGTCTTTTGCTTTAGGCATAGTGTCCGCATTATACGCTTTGCCTAAAACTTCTGATGCTTTATGCGCTTGTTGTATATGGCGCATACTTGTTCCTGCTGGCTGTATACCTTGGTCTCTTGCATCACGGTATGCCTTTAGTTCTGCATTCCATTTCTTATCTGGAATATCTCGCTTCGCATCTCCAGTATTCATCTGGAGTCCTAACCCCTTACAACCGAAACAACCATCGACTGGTACGGGATGATGTTCCCAATGTTTCATAGCGCTGTGAAGTTGGATTCTGTTATGCCGATATCTGCAGCGATTAACGCTGCCTTAGTACTGTCATTGACAGTATGGTTTCTACCACCTAGATAATATTCCTGGTATGTAGCCAAGTCTTCATCTAATGGATAGCGTATTAGTGAGTAAGCATCATTCTGCTTAATAACAGTTATGCCTCTAGCCAATCTATAGAAGTAAAACAGACGTCCACCACCTGCTGGTCCCTCTTCTACTGTTGGCGGTCTAAATATGTAGTCAGCCATTTGTCCTCCTTAATGGACTTACTGCTAGGCACTGCAACGTATTCGCCGTATAAACAGTGCCCAGCCGTCAATCAACTAAGCGATTGATGAACCTGATTCGATTCTGTACAGTGCCTCTTCACGGTAGCGTGCAAAGCCAAGTACGCCGTACCAACCCATTGGGCGGTGACGCATTAACTTGTCAACTACTGGTCCGATTACTGTGTGTGGCTCTTCTGCCACTGCTTCTGCCAACGCTTGTTGTCCGCAGATAATTGTGCGGTATACACGTGCAGATGCTGCACCGTCAGTTGCGTTGTATAGACGTGGAGACTCTACGAAGTATGCGCCTTCGTATGTTCCAATTTCTCCTGCCCAAATGCGGTCTTGTGCAGAACCGTATTGGTTAGGTAGCAACCATCCTGCTGAACCTGTCTCAGCACGTAGGTCGTGTGAAACTTCTGGGTGAATACCTGCCCAGTATAGGCTGCCCTTACGAGCAACTGCCTTGTTAGCACGTAACTTAGCAACAGCCTTGCGGATGTTTGCTGAAGATAGTGTTGCAGCAGCAGTTACTGTTGCAGTTGATGTTGCTGTTGAACCTGAGTAGATTACGTTTGAACCAGCACGCAATGTTGCCATTGCTACTGCGTCAATAGAATCTGCTAGGTTGAAAGCAATGATGTTAGCAATTGCTGGGTCTACATCTGCTAATGAGAATAACTCAAGAGCACGTGTTACCAACACTGAGTTACCGTACTCGTTAAGAGTAATGGTTACTGATGTAGGTGTAGATAGACCGACTGCATCTGGGTCAGTATCCTCTGTGAGGGCTGTAGTTGCAGCAGTTAGGTCAACGTACTTTTGTAGTACTACTGTTGAACCTGGTTGTGTTTGGCGTGCTGGACGCTTATCTGCGACAGAACGAATTAGGGGTTCTGAACGGAGAGCGAATTCTAGAAGACGGTCGTATGCCTTCTGAACTAGACCAGCAGCACCAGCGGTTCCTCCTAATGAAGAAGAGCCTGTTGATACGTAGGCGTTAGCCATGGGTCACCTCCAAGTGACTATGAACGGAAATTGTTATTGCTGAGACCGAATCAGCGCAATGAGTTCATCTGCAGATTGAGCACTGTCAATCTTAGATTCAAATTCATTTGAACGGTCTGGCGTCATCGCACCTTGAGTAACAACATCTTGTTGGCGTAATGCCGCTAAGTCGTTTTCATTTACTCGCAGTTCCTCTTTAGAAACTGATAGTCCGAACAAGTCTGCGTTATCATCGAGCCAGTTAGAAACTGTCTCCTCGTTAACATCATCCAAGTCCTTTAGGACTAATCTTGCTGCTTTAAGGTTGACACCTTTTTTCTCTAGGACTTCCTTGACGGTTCGCTCACGCTGCACCTTGGATAAACTCTCAAGTTGCTCAGTAAGTTCCTTGATACGCTTTTCATCTGCTCGCTTGGCTTTTCTTAGTTTCTTAACTAAGTCATCGCCTTGCAAGTTGATGTCGTTATCTTGGTCTTCGTCTTCGTCTTCCCAGTAATTGTTGCTCATAGCAACCCACCCTTCTATTCGTTGTTAGT